CTAAAGCCGCCTGTGATAAGTTTGTACGTCAAAAGTTGATGACTAAAGAACAGTATGTTGACAGTTATGAGTTTTAATAAAGGATAAGATATGGCTATCGCACAAACACCAGTACAGAAAAAAGAAGCATACGAAGCAAAGCAAGAAGCTAAAACAATCATTACCGGTGACACTGGTGAAGGGCGAACAGTCCGTCGCAAACGTGGCATCCTCAATGGAACTGAGTCCAAGTTGAAGGTAGGAAAGTTGTTGGACGGTTATCACATGCACTTTATGAATGACACAGGCAATCGCATTAGCGATGCTCAGGAAGCTGGGTATGAGTTTGTTCATCCAAAAGAAGTGGGTGGTATGACTAATAACAATGTAACAAGTCGTAATAACGACCTGAGTGAAGATAAGATTCGCATCTTGGTAGGAACTACAAATGAAGGTCCTTTGTATGCATACCTATTGAAGATCCGACAAGATTGGTACGATGAAGACCAATCAGACCTTGATAGACGTAACGAACTTGTTGACAATGCTATTCGCAATGGACAAGATAGCAAATCAGGAACATCACATGAAGGGTTCTATACCCCTAAAGGTGGTATTTCATTGAAACGTGGTTAAATTTAAACGCTAATTTTATAAGGAAAACATAAATGGCAAACGTAAACCGTCCGAAAGGATTCTCCCCAATTCAGAATGGTAACAGCTCTGGATTTAACTCAAAAGTAGGTTTGTATGCAGTAGCAACTGACGCAGCTAATAGCTATGCTATTGGTGATGTTGTTATGTTGGCTGCTGGTGCAGATGCGGATGGCATTCCTCTGGTAACTAAATGGGCTGGTGCAGTAACTGTAGGAGCACAACCTGCTGGTGTTATCGTTGGTATCCGTGTAGCAGATGCTGGTGTGTCCTTGGTTGGTTCGGCTCTGTCCTTGGAACGTACATACATTCCAGTTAATGCTGGAACGCACTATCTGTATGTACTTGAAGATTTGGCTACTGCTGAATTTGAACTCCAAGGAGATGTGACTACATGGGCTGCTGCTCATATGAACAACAACTGTGCTGTTACCATCACAGCGAATCAAACTACCTTGGCTAGTTCTAGTCCGTACTCGTCAATTGTGGCAACAACTCCAGCAGCTACTAACACACTCCCAATTCAGATCTTGGGACTGATCCAACGCCCTGATAATGCGTTTGGTTCTTATGCAGCTCTGCGTGTACGCTTCAACATCTACTCTCAGAATGGTGCTGTAACAGGCCGTACTGGTGTGTAATAGCATTATCATTATTAATAACAATATAAGGAGTATTTAAATGGCTGGAATTATCACTACTGCATCACACCCTAAAGCCCTTTGGCCCGGTATCAAGGCATGGTGGGGTCAGGTCTATGACGAACATCAAGAAGAGTATTCTGACTTGTTCGACAAAGACAGTTCTGAGAAGAACTACGAAGAAGATGTACAACTGACAGGATTTGGTTTGGCACCTCGTAAGAGTGAAGGCCAAGCTACCCAGTTTGACAGTGAAGTACAAGGTTTCACTACCCGCTTCACCCACGTTGCATACGCGCTTGGTTACGTTGTAACTAAAGAAGAGTTGGATGACAATTTGTATGAGCAGGTAAGTAAACGCCGTGCTGCTGCCTTGGCTATGTCTTTCCGTCAAACGAAAGAGAATATCGCTGCTAACGTATATAATCGAGCATTCACTGCCGGTTATCTGGGTGGAGATGGTGTTCCTTTATGTTCCTCGCTGCATCCTAATACCAACGGTGGAACTTGGGCCAATCAGCCAGCAGTTGCTGTAGACCTGAGTGAAGCCGCTTTGGAAGATGCAATCGTTGCTCTGATGGGTTATCAGAATGATCGTGGACTGTTGATCAATGTAATGCCAAAGACTCTGCACATTGCACGTCAAGAGGTATTCAATGCCCAGCGGATTCTGCAATCTTCCTACAGTCCGGGTACAGCGAACAATGACTTGAACATCATCAAGACAGGTAACTACCTGCCGGGTGGGTTCAAGGTGAACCATTACTTCACTTCTCCTCGTGCTTGGTTTATTCGTACAAACGTAGCTAATGGTATGAAATACTATGAACGTGTAGGTGTTCAATTTGACCAAGACAATGACTTCGATACCTCGAATGCGAAAGCTAAGGGCTATGAGCGTTACTCGTTTGGTTGGACAGACCCTCGTGCAGTTTTCGGCGTCAACGGCCCATGAGGTATTTAAGGGTTACTATTTTGTAAATAACCCTTGACAAGGTCTATCTCTTGTGGTATAATATAAGTTGGAGTTGAAACTTTAATTATATCTAGGAGATAGGCAATGTCTAAAAAATGTGGAAAAGAATTACATCCATTATACCAATCTTGGTATCACGCAAGACGCACTGGAATTCTCTGCTCTGAATGGGAAACTGATTTTTGGAACTTTGTTAGTGTGGTAGGAGAACGCCCTGAAAATTGTAGAGTAAAAAGAAAAGACACTACATCAGACTTGGCACCTAGTAACTTTCATTGGGAAGAAAAGAAATTAAACCTGAAGAACTACAAAGATAAGGCTGCATACATGAGAGCTTATAGAGTGTCTAATCCAGAGGTTTTTAAGAAGTTAGAATTAAAGAAACACTTTGGAATTACGTTAGATGAGTTTAAAGAAATGCAAGACAATCAAGATGGAGTATGTGCTATCTGTGGTAAAGAAGAAACTACTTATGACTCTAGGCATAAAAGGGTACGAAGTCTTTCTGTAGATCATTGTCACACAACAGGTAAAGTTAGAGGGTTGTTATGTAGTCATTGTAATCATGCGATTGGTAAGTTTAACGATGATGTTACTCTTCTACAGAAAGCAATAGACTATTTAAAAACCTCTTGACAAAGAAACGTAACTATGGTATAATAATATTATATTAGAAAAGAATATAATATATATATATATATATAACTAATATATACATACTTCGTATGTATAATATAGAAGGAGAACAAAATGGATGAACCATTTTGGAAAGCTAAGAAACGTGGGGTTGTAGAACCCACTAAGAAAAAGAAGTAACTAATTCTTCTAATGAAGAATAAATTTAATGTAATCAAACTATATAGTGTTCTACTAAAGTAGACTCGATAGAGTTATATAGGAGATCTAAAAATGTCTATGTTTCCCTCTAACGCTTCAAATTTCCC